TAATACCTGAATCTACACAAAAAAACTTACTGTCTTGGTTTGTATCTAAAAGTATTAAGTTACTTAAAAAACAAACTACTGTTCGTTCTATTTTATCTTATGCGGATTCTTCTTTACATACTGGGTTTATCTATCAAGCTACTAATTTTAAATATTACGGTTTGACTTCCCCTAAAAAAGACTTTTGGTTTGAGTTAGAAGATGGTTCTTTTATTAAACACCAAAGAGGTCCAGTAAAGGGTAAAAAAGGTGAATGGAGGCATCGTGAACGTAAACACAGATACTTATTAGTCTTCGATGAATCTCTAAAGTGTTTGTGGGAAGAAAAACCTTACCCTAAAGAAAAAAACAAAGCTCCTTTAAACAAAAAACCCACAACATAGTGTGGGTCTTAATGTTAATATGTTTATAATATTAGTATACCAAAATACATCTATCTGGTCTTAGTGTTGCTGATATAGTTGCGATACCATCATCACTATATCCTAGACTATCAAAGTTAACATCAGTTAAGAATGTTCCTTGTAGTATCCATTTCTCAACAACTACACCTGTAGGGTCTAACATCTCTAAATCAATGTCTTTCTTATATCCTGCAGCGTATCCCATTCTACCTGTCACTGATTCTGCGTGTAATCTAACCCATTCCATCAATGCTTGTGCAGCAGAAGGACCGATAGGGTCTCTAAATGTAACACTAATTGTATTCCACGTAAATCTACCTGCAACATAAGTAGAAGTATTTAAAAATGGAATCTCTACAGAATTAATGTTAACTGTTGGTCTAGAAGTACTTTCCACATACCACTCGTTAATCCCTAAAGATGAAGGAAACCTCAAGATAAACCTATTCTTCTTTTTAGGTTCATACGGTATGGGCATTTTCATTAATAAATCAGCCATGTTAATTTTTTTTGTTTTCTATTGTTATTTCTTAATAAATATATGGGTTTTCAAAAATAGTTCAAAAAGACCCTTTACTTTATTTATTGACTTTTATACTAATAAAGCATAAAAGCTATTACATAATATAAATATTATAATAAGAATTATTCTTTAGCATGCATTACAAATAATTTCTTAGCAAGCTCTACAGGTAAATCTCTTTTTAATAATCTCATTGCTTTTACATTTTTCATATCGTCATCTATAAAAACTATTTCATCATATTTTTCCAATAACTTTTCCACAACTTCAGCTTTTTTCTCATAGTCCGTTTGGGATTCTAGTGTTTTAACTCGGTCGACATCGTTAATGGCATAAACATTTTCTCTGGACAATCTATCACCTATAGGTACTAAATTACCTTTACTATCTTTATACATTAAAAATTGTTTTAAACCGTCAAAAACAACATCTTCATTAGACCTAGCTGTTAATATAGCTATTTGGTGTCCTAGTTTTAAATAATCGTCCATAACTGATAGGTTAGCTACTATGGGTTCTGCTTTTTCTATAGATTGTTGTGTTTTTACAGGGTCCATAAAATCTCTGTAATCATAATATTGTTTAGTGTCGGGGGTAACGTGTTCTAACCCATACTCATATGGTGTAAGAGCTACTTCTTGTGGGTCTGAAGGTAAGTTTCTATAAATGTATACTCCTGTTGGTTTTAAAAGGGTGTCATCCACGTCTAAAAGTATTAGACGATTAGTTTTAGCTAACTCATTTAAAGGTTGTTCTGTATACTCCCTAAGAATTCTTCTAATATAGTTCATTTATATAAAATTTTTTCACTAATGTTTATTACACATATTATAAATATCATGAAAAGGTTTAATCCAATATTCTTAATAATAAATATATTTATAGGTATGTTACTCAAAGAAATTAGTAAAATTAAAAAGTTAATGCTTATAGAGTCTAGGGTTGTAGGATTTGATAACCCACAAGGTAATTTTGTAATTATCGCTGGAGGACCAGGTGCTGGTAAAAGTTTTGTAACTCAAAATTTTATAGACTTACCAAACTATAAACAATTTAATGTAGATAATTACAGAGTAGCATTAGCTAAAAAAATATGGGGAGACCAGTGGAAGGAAAACATATCTACCGACGAAGGGTATCAAAAAATATTAGATATGTCATATACGACTTCTGACCCAAGAAATTTAACTATTAGATTTTTAAAGAATTTTTTAGATACGGAAAGAAATGAAATACCTAATATAGTTTATGATGCTGGAGGAGGACAAAGAGAAGTTATGAACGATGTTATTAACCTAGCTAAAGAAAATGGTTATGATGTAACTATAGTTCATGTCGTTACTGATTTAGATAAAGCTTTAGAAAGAAATTTACAAAGAGACCGTAGTTTACCTACTGATATGGTTATAGATTACCATGACAAAGTTAGAAGAGTAGTTAAAGACTTAATACCTATGGTAGACAATTATTGGATTGTAGATAATACTAAAGATTTACCTTTTGGTGAAAGAGCTAGTGGTAGTATACATAGAATTAAATAACTACCTTATTTATTTTTAGTTCTATTTCTGGAAAGAAATCCATTACATTTTTAACATCTTCTATATGTTTATCTTTATCTTCCCAATACTCTATAGAACCCACTGAGATATTATTTAAGATTAAATCTTTTACTCGTTTACCTTTAGACCTATTACCATCAACACCAACAATCATTTTATAGTCGTCAAATATTAAACCATATTTTTCCAACACTTCTTTTATTGAAGAATGTACACTGTCTATTCTATTTGTAAGTAAAATAACTTTTGTGTTTTTTTCCTTTTTACAGATTTTAAACATTTTTATGGTTTCTAGTATTGGTTCAAATTTCCATTTGTGTAGTGAAAGACTTTCTGGTTTATCCATGTAATCTGGGTCTTCATCATAGGGGGTTTTGAATAATGTATTATCAAAATCAAAAAGAGCTAATTTCATTTATTATGTTTTAAAGTTCGATACAAATATAATAAAAAATATTTACTAAACAAATAAAAAAAGTTTAAATTTAATTTGGTAGTTTCATATAAAGCTCTTATATTTGTGTATAACAAAACCAAAAAAGAAAAACATGAAAATAGAAAAAACAGAAAGTTTATTTAATAACGACAAAGAATACTTAACAATTGTAGAAGGAATTACACAAGATGATGTAATAGTAAAAACTTCACATTCAGAAAAAAATGTGGATAGAGCAGTTGATGCTAAATATTCTTTTGAGCGTTCCCTTTGGATGAGTGTTTATGTTGTTCTTAAACCAGAAATTGTAGAGACACTTAAGTCTATCAACCCACAATTATTAAAAGCTGTTAAACTTTCTCAAATCCTTAGAGAAAAAGAAGAATGTTATAACATGCATGAAACACACAGAGTAGAATTTAAATTTACTGGAATTCGTACAAGAAAAAAGAAAATTGAAAAGTACGAGGGTATCTATGACACTTTTATTAATGATATTCCTAGGATAACTGAAATTTTTACAAATAAATTGTTGGGTATCATTAACGATTACCTTGAAAGTCAAGTATCTAACATCAACGAAAGATACACTAGAAATCACATTGAATTATTTACTGATGACACTTATGAAGACGCTTGGGAAAAAGAGTTTAATAGTAGTGAAGAATTAATAAAAGTACAAAAAGAAAAAGAAGAGTTGGCAAAACAAATTGCTGAACTAAACTCTAAAATGTCTTCATTGAACAGTCAAATCACAAATATTAAATGTGACATAACTAAAAAATCTTTAATTGAAGAAGAGTTACCTACAGAAGTCGTTAATAAAATCAATGAAAAATATGATAACAACGAAGCTTGGAGAATCTATAGTAAAAGACGTTTTAGTCTTTCGTAATACTATTTTTACATATCTCTACTAACAAATCCCCTTACATCCTCATAATTAACACCGAACTTATTTGAAACTGACCTCCAGTCAGTGAAATCAAAGAAATCTGTTTTTGGTGTTAGTTCTCTTACTAAAGCATCGACTGGGTTATAGTTAGCTTTTAGTGTTTTAAATACAGAATCTGGTGCTCCTTTCATATAACAATATATGAGGTCTTTAAAGTTTTCTACATGTTTGTTAGGTACTGACTCTAAAGCTGATTTAACACTATCTTCATCCCAGTCGGTAAACATTCCACCTTTAAAACAATTACAAGCTTCCGCGACTTGGTCTGCTAAATCATAAACTTTATCGATTTCTTTCATTTCTATGTCGGACAATTCAGAATAATATCCTTCACCACCGATAGAACAAATGTCTGAAGTGAATATCTCACCTACACAACCACTATTAGATTCAGTTAAAGTTTTTTTTTTAAACGTCTATTTAATTCACGTTTCGCTTCATTTAAAAGTCTAGCTTGTTGTCTTTTAGACATTTTTTTAGATTCGTTTACAAATCCATTACCTTCATGATAAAAGTGTGTTCCTGGTTCTCTACGATATTTGTCATCATGCCCCACACCTCTTTTATGGTCATACTCCATATCTTTAATTAAATCGTTGATGTGGAGACGTAAATTCTCAGCGTGTCCACCATGAGAATGGTCTTTTTCACGTTCTAAATGATGTAATCTACCCATATCATCTCCAATCATCGAGTCATAACGATAAGTTTCTTCACCTTCAGAATCTTCATAAACTAAACCTTCACGAGATTTTTTAGTTAAATCATTATCATAAGCACCAATAAGGTCATGTTTAAAATGGTGTCCATCAAATGACTCATCATTTGCACCGTCTCCAGGGTTAAACATACCTTTTTCATAAGACATTCTACTATCCAACTCATCTAACTCAACACCTCTTAATTTTAAAACGTCAGCTTGGGTAAATTTACCGTCACCTGTTACATCTTCCCATTCTTTCTTTTCATCTAAGTCTACAGGATTGTTAAAATTTTCTGTGTCAAAGTTGGCACTACCAGTATAATCCCCGTCACCGAATTCTTCAGCTAATTCTGCGTCTATTTCATCATAAAAGGCAGCTGACTCTTGTTCTAATACGAAGTTTTCCATAAGTCTTGTGAATTGTGATTCACTAAGTGAAATACTTTGTGGTTTATTTCCAAAAGTCTTTTTAGAGGAGGTTTTTTGACCTAAACTTTTACCTAATTTTCCTTTTTTATAACTTAACTTCATTTTTTAAAACTTTATATTTTTCTTATTATACATTTTCAAATGATGCTCCAGTAGGTGTAATCAAGAATTCAATATCGATAAATTCTAGAGACCTAGTTGGTTTTATGTAAATCTTACCTTCTAATGTATTTTGGTCAATTAATTGTGGGTCATCAGAAAGAACAACTCTAAAGTCTGTTAAACCTCTTTCTCTTCTAATAGAGTCTAAGATTGGGTTAACTAAGTCTAAGAATTCGTTTCTTACTTGTTCGTCATTTTGTTCGAATAACAATTTAACTGCGACTGCCGAAATTAATTTTCTAGCCTGTAATAACAATCTTCTAACGTTGATTCTGTCTAATGCAGATTGTCTACTTTGTAGTGTCTTGTTACCCCAGATAATTGTACCAACATCTGAGTAAGTTGCGATTGGGTTAATTCTACCCGCGTATAACGTATCTCTTTCATCAAGAGTAAGTTTCTTTCTAGCTTTAACCGCGTTTACAATACCTCTAGTGTAACCAGCGGATGCGAACCAAGGGAATGAGATATTATCTGTTAAAGCGATATTTCTCATTACATCGTAAGTAGGTGGTAACCATACTCTTGTATTGTTTTCTTGGTCGTTATATTGTACCCATGGGTAGTAAGTTGCAGTATAGTTAGAGTCTATTCCTGTAAGGTCTAAGTTATCTACTGCTTCAGTAGGTTGGATTATGTTTGTAGCTATTGTTGCTCCTGGTACAAATAAGTTGTAGTCAGGTGTTGTTGTAACATACAATGAATCCGCTCTTTCAGTCTCTACCATGTCAATCGTTTCCTCTACAAGGTTACTGTTATTTACATAATCAACACCTGGTGTAGCGAATACGTTTATGTTAACAGCTTCAGGGTTTCTAAACGTTCTTATACCGAAGTAGTAAGCGTAGTAGTCAGTTGTTGCAAAGAACCCAGACTCACCCCAAGGTGTAGAACCAAGTAATTTAAATGAACCGTCACCAGTAGCGTTTGGATACGTACTTGTAGAACATGCCCCATTTAAGAATCCAGATTTACCTCTAATATAAGAGTCTTCATTACTTCTAGATTTTCTGTAGATATCCCAACCATCAAAACCACCATAAGGTGCTATTGTAAACTTTCTAGACTGTAAAGTATAATATGGGTCTTGAGAACTGGTTGGTTCTGCTCTAAATGAAGCTGCTCCTACAGCAAATTGGTCTTCAGTTGTGGTTCCAGTACCACAGTTTTTACATTGTGTGGTTACACACAATTCTCCTAAAGTATTAACACAAGTTGCTCCTGAATCCATGTGGAATCCTTGTGTTAAACAATTCCAATCATCACCGTCTGGGTCATCACACTTTCTAGTTGGTGCTTGTTTTCCTTTATATTGGAAGAAGTCATCATCATAAGCGGATGCCGCGGTATCTGAAATACCTAAATAAACTCTTCTTATTTTATCACCAACACTAATTGTTGTATTATCTATACCCGAACTTATAGCGAAAGGTGGGTTCCAAATAACTTCTCCTGGTGTATTATAATGTGTTTTATAATATAATGTTGGACTTTGTTGTCCTTGATATTCTCTAGTTGTGTATCCCTCAAACCCACAAGGTACTGCGTCATGTCTATTAACGTCAGACTCTTGTTCTGGGTCAATGTCTACCATTATATATCTACTCTTAAGTTCATACTCACCATTTGCAGTTCCAACCTTAACACCAACGAAAGAATTTTCGTTAGGATTCATACTACATCTTGTAAATCTTTCTAAGACTACAGGTGAAGCATCTGTATCGTAGTAGTTTCTAACTAGGATATCAAACTCATTTCTTTCAAAAGAAATATTAACAATCGAAATCTTAATTGCTGTGTTCGCTGCGTTTCCGTCAGCGATTGAGACAAATCTAAATAATTTATAAACTTTAGTACCTCTTAATTCTGATACTAAATATGGTGTTACTGGTGTTTGCCATTGTTCTTGGTAGAAACCTATGGTTCCAGTATTTGTAGCTGCTCTAAAAGACGGTAAATCTAATAAAGTACAATTTAATCCTTTTATATATCCTTTTTTATAAGCGTATGTTAACATGTTTGGATAAGCCTCCTCAACGAAAACAGGTACCGTAGACATATCCTTATCAAAAGGAGAGGTACCAAATACACGTTTCAAATAATCTTTAGATGTTGGTGACATAGAAGTTTCAAACCTAAAAGTAGAACCTTCTTTATTCGTGACATCTATTCCGAAAGTGGCGAATGGGTTTGTGTTAACATCTCCAAAAGTAGAACCAGTACAAACCATTTGTACATCAGTACCACCTGTCACTTCATAAACAGGCCCACCTGAAGTTTGTGTACTTACACCTCTAGAACGTAAAGTAGCTACAATTAAATCATCGTAGTTACAGTAGGTTGAACCAGTAAAGTAAGTTATACTGAATCTACTCACACCAGAATAAGATGTAGTTGCCGCTGATGTACTAATATCTACAATATCAGTCGGACTAATACCAACACTTAAAGAGAAACCAGTGTAAGAATCTGTATTAGGTATAATATTAAAGAAACTATATAACCAAGGGTCATTAATGTCATCACAGAAATTTGGTTTACAACTATTACCTAAGATAGAAGTAGATGTAGCTCCACTCATTGTATTTTGGTAAGATGTTACAAAATTGCTTCCGTCCCATTCTGGGAAAGCTCCGTTAACTAAAGTATTACCAGACACCTCGTCACCATCATAAGGACATCCGAAAACACTTTCTGTTGGTGTACCCGTTAGACTTATGTAACAAGGAGTTGACCCTGTAGCACATGTGGAAGGGTGGTAAAAACTAGAAGCTGCTGTATTTAACAGTGAGTTAATTTCTGCCTCTACAGTTGTTGTACTCCCATCTGTTTTTGTAATACTGTTATTTAAAATACCTTGGATTGGATTTGGTAATAATGTTGTTGGTGAAGTAGTTAATATACTGTCACCATAAGACGTTCCCGCTGAAAAGAAAATGTCTACTGTACCACTTTCTACGTTAGCTGTTGACCCACTAGAAGCCCACTCAGTATTAATGTTACAACTACTTCCACTCCATGTAGTGTTTGAAGACACATCTAAACATTGTGTTCTTATTGTTTCACAGTCAACATTACCGACCGTGCTTATAGACCAAGAAGGCCCCGCGTCATACCCTGAATAACCTAATACTCTTGTTACAAAGAGTTGGTTAGATTGTTGTAGATATGCTTTAGCAATATATGATAACTCATACTTAGGTATTTGGGTCTCTGTGAATTTTTCAGGACTTAAACCACCAAAGTAGGTTTGAAACTCTCCATAAGAGCTAATAAAGATTGGTTCAAAGGCTGGACCCTGTAAGGTCTCCCCAGCCAAACCTAAAGTAGTAACCCCAACACTCTGAGCTACAAAACTTAAATCTTTCTCCGAAGTATATACTCCTGGTGATACAAAAACTTTTCCGTCTGATGCCATTTTAAATATTTTTTTCTTTAATCAGTTATTTTATTTTATTAATAAATATTAAGTTTAAACCCAAAAGATGGATGGTATTTTTAGTATTATGTGGTTGTGTGTGAAAAAAAACATACTTTTTTCATACTTATGGGTATGGAAGATGTCAGAAAGATAAAAAACATTAAAATAGATACTAGGGTTCACAAACTACTAAAGGAGTATTGTCAAAAAAATGGATTGAAAATGTTTCACTTCGTAGAAAAACTAATTAAAGAAAAATGTTCACCTAAAAAAGATATTTACGGTGACGTTTAAATAAACTTGACCTCAAAAGTTATTGTTTGTGGTTTTGATACGTCAATAGGAATAAAACTACTTTTTAAAGTATCTCCTTTTGAAACATAAAAAGTGGTAAACTCATCACTTACTACATCATATGAAGAAGACCCAGCTAAAACTATACCAACCTCATAAGTAGAGTTATTTACAGCTTCAATAATTTCTACATTTGCGTCAAATTCAAAAGGTATTGATAAAGTAGTTTGACCAACGTCAATAGTATATTCTTGTCTATAAACACCTTCAGGATTATCTTTAGTGGGTGACATTGGTTTTTTACGGTTTTTAGTATTAACTTCAAACATTAATAGTTTACGAGTTACCGCTGGAGTTACCTCAAACTCTTCTTCATCTATTAAAAATCCTTGTAATTGTAGTTGGTAATTTTGGGTGTAAAATTTTCTTTTATCATTATCACTAATTTGACTTTCGTCACTTAACGAATTTAAAATGATTGGGATATAATGTCCTTTAACAAAAGTATAAGCTTGTCTAGAAGTAAAAGTTTGCATCATTATTTTATTAAATCTATTTAACTCCCTCATTCTATTACAAACTATTTTTAAGTCATAGATTATGTCTACAGGTACTGGTTGTGGTATTTTATAAATGTCCATACCCTTTCTTTGACCGTCCCAAGTAGGGACCTTAGCATAGTGAAAAGTTCTTCTATCTGGGATAGTGTAAGTTAAAGCTGGGTTACTACCGTACTGGACCGCGGGGTCTCTGACCGCTACTAAAAAAGGAATTTCTGGATTTAAGTCCTTATCAACGAAAGACCAAGTTTCTGTAAACTCACCCCAACGCTGGGCAGTTAAAATTTGTTCTACAAAAGATATTGGTTTTCCGTTTATAGCAAATACTAACCTATCTTTAACAAATTCTAACAAACCTAAATCTAAATCAGCATGTAAAACACTTTTAGGTAAAAATGTACCATCTTCACTTATAAACTCTTCTAATTGTCTTCTACGTTTAGGTACAGAAACACCATCATATCCTGACGGGTAGTGAGGTTGGTTTCTCACCGCAGGATACATGTTTAATGTTTTTTTGATTTTTTTATTTATTCTACCCATATTAAATTCCTTTAAATTCGTTTTCACTTACTGGAACACAAGTAATAGTTCTATAAAAAGATTTATACCCCAGTATGGTATGTGCGTTATCTCCCGCGACCCTACCATCATTTGATACTGTAAAATATCTAGTAAAATCTTCAGTTTCAGGATACCCTATATAGTCACCGTACTTTATATCTATACCTAATTGTTCTAATTCTTTTTTGTAAACACTAATAGTTAAGTTACCACTCTCCAAATATCTCATTAAACCATTAGCGTAACTATCGTTAGTCGGTCCCGATAAATTAACTAAAGCTTTAAACTCAACAGGTGGGAAAAATCTAATTTCTTCTGGTGCTGCTTCAGCATAAACATTATCTACTTTTGATTTACTTCTATCTACACTATATAATACAAGTGTAAAATTTAAATTACCATGGAGATACTCCATTCCCATAGCTTCTTGTAAACGAAAATCTTCATCAGCAAAAAACTTATTTACTCTAGTTATAGGTACTCTTTTTTTAGACATAGTTAATGTTTGTTATTTATAAATATCTAGTTTTAGTTTATATTTAGGTACCATAATTATGATATTTTGGAAATAAGAATACCAGAAAAAGAAGCTTTAGATATTCTCTCTACTTATTGTGGAGCAAATAATTATGTCCTAGAATTAAAAGAAAAGATAAAAAGTAAATATTACAATCTTAGTAAGACGCAAGTAGAATATGTTTTATCACATAAAGAAGTAGTACCAAAAGTCGCTCGTAAATTTGTTGAAATTGACCCTTATCTTTCTGAACAATTACAAGAAAATCGTTTATTACCTAAAGCTCCTACAAAAATATGGGTAGAAAAAATATTAGTAGAAAGTGAAAAGGCATATCATATATGGGGGAAAATCATAGAAGCTGATAATCTACACGCTTTTTGGGTACCTAAATCACAGATAGTACCAAAACAAAAACAAAAAAATTTAAAAATAGATTATAGTCCTTTTTCACATAGACCACCAATGGAACATCAAATACCAGCTATAGAATCGTTACTCAAAAATGATATGTATATATTAGCTGATGATATGGGTTTAGGTAAGACTACTTCCGCTGTAATTGCTAGTATAATAGAAAAAAACAAACGTACTTTAATTGTTTGTCCCGCTTCTCTAAAAATTAATTGGAAGAGGGAAATCGAGAATTATACAAATGAAGAAGTTGTCATTATAGAAGGTAAAAAATGGAAAGAGGGTAAATTTATTATAATTAATTATGATATACTTAAAAATTTCCATTCGTTTAAAGATGATAGTATAAGAACTTTACTAGATTCTGGAATAGAAAGAATAATAATAGATGAAGCTCACTACATATCTAATCCTAAAGCACAAAGGACTAAAATAATTAATCAAATAGCTAATAAATTAGGTAAGGTTTGGTTACTAACAGGTACCCCTATGACATCTCGACCTATTAATTATTATAATTTATTAAAATTAGTTAATAGTAGGGTGGCTAGTAACTGGATTACTTATGTGAGTAGATATTGTGAAGGTAGACAATTTAGAGGTCCTAATGGTAGAAAAATTTGGAATGTAAACGGTGCCTCTAACTTGGAGGAACTTAGGGATAGGACACAAGACAAAATTACACGAAGATTAAAAGAAGAAGTGTTAGATTTACCAGATAAAATTATAACTCCGATATATTTGGAATTAATGTCTTCAGAATATGAAAAAGAAATGGGGGAATACCTATCTTGGTCTGATGAAAACCAAAACGAAAGTATTACCATACATTTAGCTAAACTCACAAAAGTTAGACAAATTATAGCTTCAGATAAAATTACTCACACAAGACAACTAATTAATGATATCTTAGAACAAGACAAAAAAGTAATTGTTTTCACTAATTTTACATCTCCTTTAATGGAATTACATTCCCACTACCCAAAAAATTCTGTAGTACTTCACGGTCAAATGTCTAAAGAAGAAAGACAAAAATCTGTAGATGACTTTCAAACCAACCCAAAAATAAAAATATTTATATCTAACTTAAAAGCTGGTGGTGTGGGAATTACTTTGACCCAAGCAGAAGCTGTTATTATGAATGATTTAAGTTTTGTCCCATCAGACCACTCTCAAGCTGAAGATAGAGCATTTAGAATAGGACAAAAAAAGAATGTATCTTGTTTTTACCCCATATTTGATAATACTCTGGAGAGAATAATTTATAACATTTTACAAAAAAAGAAAAATGTTATTGACACGGTTATGGGTGATATTTCCATAGAACCCGATACAGATATTATGCAAGAATTATTTAATGAATTACATAATATTTGAAACTATCATAATTAGTAATATTTATAGATAAAAGATTATGCCAACTAATATTAGTATTTTAGACAAACAGAGACTATACACCCAACTTAGACACCAACTAGGTGCACCAATAGTGGGAGTAGAGTTAGAAGACGACATGTTAGACTCTTTATTGGAGATAGCGATACAAGATTACGCTATGTATGTAAATGACTGGTTAATTGAGAATCAATGGGCATCTTTAGACGGTATTAATGTAGATGAAGCAGACTTAGCTAGGGCATATACTACCAGAAGTTTGGATTGGGAGAGTTCATTTACATACGCTTATTCTAAAATTGTAGGTCTCCAAACAATGGGTCCGTGGATTCTTAAAAAAGACTATGTAGAATTAGTTAAAGACCAACAAATATATCAAATTCCAGCAGGACGAGAAATAAATGAAATAATGTGGTATAGTCGTCCCGAACTTAATGAAATGTTAGTCGACCCTTTCTTGGGTGGTTTTGGAGGATTCGGGGGTATCGGTATGGGTGGAGCTGGTGGTTTCGCTCAAATGGGGATTGTTGGTTCTTACTATATGATGCCCGCTTACGACATTCTATTAAGAATGCAAGATAGAAATATTAAAAATAGACTTATAGGTTCCGACTTAACTTATCGTGTTACCGCGGGACCAGAAGGTACGAGATATTTACATTTATATAATGTACCTGGAGGTAGATTTGATTTTGGTAATTCTGAAATAAATGGAGCGAGAGTATGGTATTGGTATTATGATGTTAATCCAGATAATGTAAACGATTGTTTGGCAGCAAATAAAGATATTATTAGAGTTCCTTCAGACGCACCAATAAGTGACATAGAATGGATTGATTTAAATTCTCCAGCAAGAGCTTGGGTAAGAAGGTATTTTACAGCTTTAGCAAAGGAAACTTTAGGTAGGGTTAGAGGAAAATTTAGTGGAGCTTTAAAAGTTCCCGATAGTGAACTAACTATGGATTATTCTTCATTGTTTAGTGAATCACAAGATGAAAAAACTAAACTAACAGAAGAACTTATGGGTAGATTAGAAAGATTAAGAGAAGATAAATTAATGGAAAGAAAAGCTCTTGTAGCTGAAAATCTTAATAAAGCTTTAGGGTACCGACCATTTCAGGACCCTTATAATGTAATTTAATATGGGATACAAATATCCAGGATATGGTCTAAGGACAAAAGCTGATTACTCTAGACAACTTTACCAAAACTGTGACAGCACTGCTTGTTTTTCTGGTAGCACTGAAATGGGTCAAAATTTATTTGTCAATTTATCAGCAGACACTTCTAATTATAATTTTAGTTTAACCTCTACATCAGCTTCCACCGCCGTATTTGCTGTAGGTCTAACACCTGACCTGACTATTGGTAAATCGGGAATTCAAATTTTACCTAGTTTATTACCAACTGGTTCATTTAATGATTTAGAAATTGATACCTCAACAGGGGAAGTATATCGAGCTGCTTCATCGCTAAGATATAAAAAAGATATTGAGCCACTATCTCCACAATATTTAAATGATATTTTAAAATTAACACCAGTAAGTTTTAAATGGAAATCTAACGATAAGAAATCTGTAGGTTTACTTGCGGAACAAGTACATGATGTAGGTTTAACGGATTTTGTAACATACAATGAGAATGGTGAACCAGACGGTGTAAATTATAAACTATTAACAATAGCTTTAATTTCTGTTTTACAAAACAATCCAGAAACACAACTTAGGTTAAATGACACTAAGGAAACCACAGAAAATATACCTGTAGTTATTTCCAATGATTACACCACTTCTCAAACAAGGTATATTATAGCTAAAGATGATTTAACGATAACTTTAGATAATAAAAACCTAAAAAGATTTTACATTAAATCTATGGCTAATATTAAAATTAAGCCTTTAATTGGTAAAATAGACGAAGAGTGGGAGGAAATAAATATGGGCCCACAAAGTGGTATAGAGCTATTATGTGAAGGTAATAATTGGTATATTTTATCCTCTGATGGTTTAAAAAATTCCTAACGGTTCTAAGAACTTTTCTGGGTCACGATTTATTTTACTCCAAAAAACATCTTCCTCTTTAGATATTGACAATACTTCATTAAGGTCGTCTTGGTCCCCTTCTTTTCTAGCCAGGCCATTTATTAATTCACATTGTTTGTTAGTGAAAAACTGTCTATCTTCTGGTTTAGTAACAATCAAAGTATCCCTAACTTCTTGTTTAAATACAACCAAAAGAGGTTCCACACGTTTGTTAAATATATTCATATATCTAGGTACATTGTAATCACCACACATATCGGGTTTTTCTTCTATATCTTTTTCAGGTATTCTATAACACCTTAAAATGGTTTCTTTAGTACCGTCTTTTAATTTTTTATTTTGAACATCTCCATGTGACATAGCTGTACCATTATTAACATAATATATAGTATCACCTAGGTTAACCCTTAAGTTTTCTTTTAAAACTAACTCCATGTGTGCCATTTTAGACATTGGGTTACCAGCTTTTGTAACCTTTTTAGCTCTTTCTTTATATTCAGCTACAGTTAATTTTACTCGAGATTTATTAGCTATTTTAGATAAAGGAATTTGTTTGTTATAGATTTTTTCAACGTAGGAGTAGTAATGTTCAATAAATGATTTACCGTCACCTTTTAACAACATTTTAAGACCTTCATCTATGAACTCTACCAAAAATCCTTGTAATGTTTTAGATTTAATAGAGTTTCCAGTTAATTTAACCTTACCTTTATCTGTTAGAAGAGCGTAGTTTTTTCTAGCTACATTTATACAGGATGGCCAAGTACCGTCAGTATCTAAGCCCATCTCATCTCTCATATATAAATCGTTGTATTCAGCTACATCTGCATCGGCACCCTTATATTCTTTACCTTCTACCACTAATTCATTATGTCCCTTACCTATATAAAGACGTTCTTCTACACCTTCTGGTGACGAAAAGTTTACACCGTCCGTATCCAATACTAAAGGAGAATACCCACGTTCCATAAACCACCTAATCATATGCCTTAGGTATTGTCTTCCTGTACAAGTTACCATTTCACCACTATCCATTTCACCCCAAGGGAAAACCTGAGGAGCTGATAAAGAACCAAACATCGAGTTAATAAAAATCTTAATAGGTAATTGTTTTCTACCATAAGACGATGATTTTTTATTGTCTACACCATAATATTCTGCAGCTAATTTTTTATACTTTATTCTAGTATCTCTAAAGTATTTTAACATAGATTCCATCGCACCTGTCACATCACACTCTGGAAAAACTTTATGTACTAGTTGTATAGATGGGTAAAGAGAACTAAAGTCTAATTTAAGAACATTAGTAGAATAACCTGTTTTAAGTAGTCTTGATAACCCTCCGACAAAAGGCCTTTTTTCATCTTTTTTAGGTATAGCTAAACCATGTTTATATGACCAAGCCAACATCAACATTTTCCATAACGTAGCTGTTCCCATAGTGGATACTCTCTCATATGTGGTTGGTACCATCGAAGCTAGTAGAAATGAAGCCTGGTTAAATTCTTCGTCCACAGTCAAGGTTTCCTCAATATCACCCTCAAGGTATCTTTTAATTATAAATTGACCATTAACTTCCTCATAAACATTCGGATGTCTCTGTAATAAATTCTCTAATCCTTCTGTGTTTTTTAACTTATATTTTCCAGTTCTTGGATTAAAATAATAATCTTCGTTTTCTTCATATATGGAAGAAATTTTATCACCTGGTACGTACACACGATTTTCTTTATTTGCTCCAATAAACTGGGTGATATATTTAAGTCCCCAAGACTTAATATCTGAATTAATTGTTTGTGCTCGTCTAACTGCGTGCGCGATATCAATTACATTATATCCCCACATGTTTGTAGACATATAATCTTCTATCTCCGCACCTAACTTAAGTACAGATTCTTTTCTTCTAATATTAATGTTGGGATGTAGTGTGTGTGAAATTTCATTTATGTTAAGTCCTAATATTTCTGCTCTTTTAAACATCCATTCCCAGTCGAAGGATGCGGAGTTATAACCACCAATAATGGTAGGTCTAATTCTATTAACCGTTTCGAAAAAATTAATTATTAATTGTCTTTCACTTTCATCGTCGTGAGCGTAGAATATTTCACTATTTCCTCTATTATCTAGTATCCCAACTAAAAATATCATACCATCAGAAGGTCTCAGTGCAGTAGTCTCAATATCAAAAACTAATCTATGGATGTCGTTATAGTCTTCGAATCCTTTGAATAGTCTTTTTTCTTTTTGAATTAAATATTGTTCTACTGGTGTTAGTATAATAATAGATGACCTAGTGTTTTCACCCCATGGGTTTACACCCCCTTCTCTAAAAAATGAAACTAGATTTTGATAAGTTTTAGTGGTTTTAATTATAAAATTTAACCCTTCTACTAATCTTGGTTGGTCATGGTTATCTAATTTTTCTATAAGAATACCATGTTTACTCATAGCTTCTTTTTGTCTAGCCTTGCTATTAGAATAAAAATTATATGGTCTTAAATCTCCTACCCAAGCAAAAGGTATAAAAGTGTCTTTAATTACTTGTTTACCATTAATTGGGTCTTCTTTTACTTTAAATATAGAACTACTACGATAGTCATATTCTACCGCTACTATGTGTTTTTCTGGGTCACCCCCTTCTAAAAATTGTTGGATTTCTTCTTGTGTAGGTTTCATGTATATAATAATTTTCGTTTGTAATATTAGCTTCACTCTCTTGGTGAATTTTACTTAACATTAATTAAAATATAAGAAACTATTTGTGAGATGTCAATTTAAATAATTCCGAAACTCTCTTGAATATTGATATATAAATCTTCTCTTACTGGAGCAACTAACTGGGTCCCGTCTGTTAAAAATTCGATTAAAAACTGACCTTGATATCTTCCCACTTCCATTACGTCTGTCGGTTGCCATCTATAATAGATATAATATTCAGGGTCGTTGATTGGGTCTACTTGTGTCTTTTGTACTATACCAGCAGCTTTATTTAAAATCACATACTCTCCAGTATCTACCTTTTTCATGGAAAAACTTAACACAGCATTTTCTAAACCCTGATAGAACTTTCTAAAATCGTTTCTACCGTCTTGTATTAATTGCATTTTTAATACTGGTTCTAAAGAGTCTTTTCTTATAAAAAATTCCATTATTTTATATTTTTATATTTTTATAGGTCGAAAAATTCATATTCTAATCTAAATTTCATTGTACCGTCACCTACAGTTGGTGCCGTACCAACCGAATGCCATATCCCGAATTGTGGTGTTGGATTTCCGGTAGTCACATATTGGAAGTTTACACCTTCACTTATTGCATTTGATGTCCCTGTTGGTAATGAAAAATACGTGTTGGATGGTCCCGACAAACCAAAAACTAAACTACCATCATAAGCTACTGAATTATAAATATATATTCTATGTACTGTAACTTTAGCGTATTTGTTAGGTGGTACTGTTATAGGTGGTAAATAATTAGTACCAGCTACAGACCCGATTAATTCACTAGGGCCTAAAGTTACTGTAACTACTTTTTTCTGTTCGACTACATTTCCACTATCATCTATACCTAAAGTAGATACAGTATTCCCTGTTGTTCCCGATATGAAGTTAATGTCGTTAAGGGTTAAAGTATTACCAGTAATACCACCATCAATTAATGTGTCACCTGATACATGTAATCTAACATTAGTGTCTGGATTAGGTGTTCCAATACCTAGTACACTAATATTATCAAAATAAGATTTAGTTTCAGATGCACCGTTTTCAATAACAAATCTTTCTATATCATTTGCACCTGCACTAGTACTATCTTTAGTATTAAATCGATACCCTACCGTATCTGTAACACCTAGGCCACTTGAATAACCGAGTAAAAAATCTATACCGTATGTCCTACTCGTGTAAATACTACTTCTAGTTCCCGCACCCGAACCAAAAGCGTTACTTTGTCTACTTATTAAGGTAAAACCAAAAGCGGAACTAGTATCAAATCTCCATCTACTATCATCACTTCCTGGTAAAAGAAAGTGTAGAAAATCTCCAGTTGCATCATTATCTCCCCCGATACCTATACCTGAAGAAGTAAAGGCTAACGAACCTCTATCGTTTGGTGTTTTACCCGCACCAATCATAAGTGTTGGATTTGTTGGTAGGGCACTATTAACTAAGTCTCCAACATGAACTTGTCCAGTATCTAAACCTTCTATGATATGATTACCGACACTATCTTGTACTAAAAATACCGTATCTGAAGTATTTGTGCCTGAACTTGTTACAGTTAAACCACTAGTCACATTAAGTTCACCTGAAACTTTTGCTCCACCGTATGTGACTCTAAAACTTTCTTCTATAGATGCTCCGTCGTATATTTGAAATGCAAGTTCATTTGCATTACCTGATGTACCATCAAAATTAATGTTTGCTCCAATGACACCAGCACTACCTTTAAAACGTATTGTTGGGACATTTGCGTTGTCCGTTCTTTGAAGTGTTAGATGAGGAGTTGCACCTTCTATGTGTGCTTCATCAACTATGTCAACACCATCTGTTGTAGTTTCCAACTTTTTAATATTGTTGTGATAAAGTTCAACTGCTCCATCGGCAATACCCTTTACCATAGGTTCTGTACTACTATCCTTAGAAAGTATAACATTATTATCACTTTGTAGGTATAAGTTTCCAGTTCCTGTTTCTCTTATTATTGAGTGGGCTCCGTTGTGAAATATTTTTAGGTCATCATTATTACCAAATCCAGCATAGTTATTACTAACATCACCATCCCCTAATAGTATTTTTCCACCAAAAGTAGCATCATTATTAACTTCTAATTCAGTTCCTATAGTAACTGGACTACATCCAGAAATATTAGACACCCATAATTCATTGATGCAGGTAGCTGAAGTATTTCCTGTAAAGGTTCCCCCTCCTCCTGTTGAACCTGATGAGGTGGTAGTGGAAAAAATATCTAATAAGTTTGTCCCTCCACTGTATATATTACCCACTATGTCAACATCACCACCAAATACCGAACTTCCACTAACAACTAAAGTTGTGTTACCAGATGTGCTCCCACTGTCATTACCTATAGTTAATGGACTACATCCAAAAATATTAGAAACCCATAATTCATTGATACAGGTCGCTGAAGTATTTCCAGTAAAGGTTCCACCACCACCAGACGAAGAAATAGGTGCAAATAATTGGTCTAGATTAGTCCCTCCAGATGAAATTGTTCCGAG